ACAAGACACGAACGGCACGCCCAAGCAGGATTACGGGTTGCTGCTCGGCGGGACAATATCCTACCTGAACGCCACGGGGAACTCTGCCATCAATAACGCATCAACTGCGTTCAACAACGGCGCCACGCTGACCAATTCTGTTTTTTCGAACAACATCGGGGTCGATGACAGCATCCCGCAATTGTCTTCGGCCGCAACGCTCACGTTGCCATCAACCCTACAGAAGACGATCCGGCTGGTGACGAGCGCTGCCACTGTGTCCGTCATTAACACCCCTACCGTAAACGGAGACACCAGGACGTTTATCTGCGACTCTGGGATCACTTTTACCGCGAGCGCATCCACCTGGGGAGTGGCGGCCACTTTGCCGGCGACCACCGCAAATCAAGTCGTGACCTGTACCGCGTTCACTGGGACGAGTCGATGGTATTGCCGCTAGGTGCATTATGATCAATAAGATGACGCGCCACGAGTTCTACACAATTGAGTCTGCAAACGGCGACATCTTGTGGCAGGCGCAGGACGGTCCGCAGCAAAAACTGTTCGATCTGACGTTCGATCCGAATGTTCAAGCAGACGAGATTCTCATAGGTGGGGCTCGCGGTGTCGGGAAAACAGCAGCGGCGATTGCTTGGATCGTAGCTCACATCGACAACCCTAAATTCAAGGGTCTGGTTCTGCGCAAAACGAACGAGTCCCTCAAGGAATTCATTGACGAGGCGTGGGCTTTATTCAGGAAGTTGGGCGCTAAAAAGACAGACCGGCCAACTGGTTTTGTGTTCCCGTCTGGGGCAAAAATATACACCGGCCACTTCAAAGACGAGCGTTCTCTCGAAGATTACAAAGGACACGAGTATCACCTGATTGTGCTTGAGGAAGCAACCCAGATCTCAATGGAGTCGCTCTACGAAAAATTGCTCGGATCAAACCGGTCGACGGTTCGCGGCATAACTCCACGGATATTGCTCACCACCAACCCGGATGGACCGGGTAATGCCTGGATTCAGGGCCGATGGATTAAAGTGAACGATGAAAACGGGAACCGCATTCCTCCCGGAACCCCGTTCCGCACGAAAAGCGGTCGCATCCGAGTATTCATTCCTGGAACCGTTCACGACAATAAAATTCTGTGCGACATCAACCCCGGGTATGTTACATGGCTTCAGAACATTGAGAACGAAGCGCTCCGCCGCGCATGGTACCTCGGAGACTGGGACTGCCAGGACGGAGCCTTTTTCCCGGAGTTCCGGCCAGTGGGCCCCCGCGCTGGCGAGCCCGAGCGCGCAAACCACGTCATCCCGGCCTTCGAGATCCCCGCCTGGTGCCACCGGTGGGCGGCGCTCGACTGGGGGTACGCCCACCACGCCGCCGGCTACTGGGGCGCCTACGGCACGGACCGCCGAACCCATGTCTATCGAGAGATGGTGGTGCGGAACTTCGGTGCCGAGGAGTTGGGGATGGAGTTCGCCAGGCGCACGATGATCGACCTCGAAGGAATGCCGGACCGGTCGATGGTCCTGTACTTGTCGCACGACGCATTCTCCGGGCGCAACTCTGGGAAGTCTATCGCTGAGCAGATCCGGGTTGGGATTGAGGCGATTATCGGACCGGGGAGTTGCTACTTACTTGGGAAAACCGAGGAAGAACGGAAGCTGGAGCAAAACGACAAGGATGGCGCCAGGGAGTCGTTTGAGGAGCGATTCACTGAGCAGTACAAAAACTCGAAGATTGTGATCAAGCGGTCGTCGCAGGACAGGGTTGCCGCGGCGAGTGTCGTGCGGGATTACTTGAAATGGCGGGTGGCAGTAGATAAAGTTGAGCCAGACATGGCCTACGCGAATAGCTTGCTCGGGATGGTCAACGGATACCAGCGCTTCACTACGTACATGACGAAATTCAAGAATCAACAGGACCGTCCCCCTGTGCCGCGTGTCCAGATTCACGATTGTTGTAAACTCCTCATCGACACTATCCCGCAGTTGCGACCGGACCCGAACAACTTGGAGAAAGTCCGAAAGTTTCACGGGGACGCCGACCGGGAAAAAGTCGGCGACGATCCATGGGACGGCTTTTCATACCTCATAATGGGAGCGAGCGAGCAAGTAAACGCACTCCCGTATTCCGAGTTCATGGCCAAGGAAGTAATGCGACACCTCCGGCCAGGAACGGACGACATCAATCTCAAGATCCAGGTGGCGATGCAGGCTCACCAAAAATTCAATAAGCAGTCGCAGGGTATCGTGATAGACACCTTCCCGCGTGATTGTATGGGGGCAAGATGGCAGAACTAAACGAACTTCCTTTCGAAGTCGAAGGGCCTGAAGTTGAACGGACGCCCATCGTGGCGGCGGAAGGGAAAATCCCTGGTTACGTGGAACCGTGGCAGCGGTGCGCCAACTGCGAATACTTTGACGGTGAGGCGATGTGTACCAAGTTCAAGGCGCCGGCCGACATGGATGGGGCGTGCCCGTCATTTGAAGAGGCTGCGTCCGACGAGACAAGCGGCCCGGAAGAGAATGAAGAGGGAGAGGATGTCGGGTAATGCTTTCGAGATTGATGGCGTTCGTTACGATGTTGTTCCGGACGGTCCCTTCTGCCTGGCGGTCCACTTCGCCGGGGCACCTACCGGACGGAAGTTCCATTTCCAGCGGGAACCAAAGGATCACGAACTCCGCAACTTTGTGGCAGACGTTCACCGATCTCTTTCGGTCGCGCCGGATTCTGGAGTTGGAGAAGCTGTTGGCGGCGGAGCGGGAATCCCGCCTGCTGATTGAGGGGCAACTTGTCACTCAACGCGGTGAGATAGACTACTTGAGAGAGCAAGCCGGCGAAGCTCTTAAAAATGAGAGACTGGTGTATCAGATGCAGGTAAACGTCAACATGCAGTCGAAGTTCGGCATTACCCCATTCCCGGCTGCCCCGGCTATCCCAGATAGCCTGACCTCGCATCCGCAGACGCCGATCGCCAATGATTACGTGATGGCCAGGACGCTACAGGATGAAGGCTGGCAGTCATTCCGGTCTCAAGCGGCTGAACGGTTTAAAAGGCACTAATGCTCATCGTTGACCAAAATCCGGAGCCGATGTCGCCAAAGGAGTTTGCGGCGGCACACGGGGAAGAGCTTCGCCAGGTCATTTACAAGGAGTTGGAGAGTCCGGTCGAGGCCAACCGGCAGTCGCAGATTGCGTTTGCCAAACGCAACTACCTGTACATGAGTGGCAAGCAGTACTTGGTTCCGCAGTGGGCTAATGACGGCCGGATGTGGGATTGGAAGCCGGTCGAGATAGACGACAAGAACGGCAAGAAGCGGAAGTTCGCCTCCACCTACAACATCATCTACGCCGATGGCGCCAAATTCATTGCCGTTGTCGGACAGCGCCCGCCGAACATGAAGGCCGTGCCGAACGACCCGATGCGGTTGGACATGGTGTCCCGGGCAAAGAACGCTCAGACGGCCCAACTGTTCCTCCAGAAGCACTGGGAACTGCGGCGCCGAATGAAGGAAGTGGCGTTCTACCTATGGTCTACATCGGCGGTTTACTTCCACACGGAGTTCGTCACTAACGCGGCGAAGAATGGGTCGATAGAGGTACCTGAGTACGAGACGCAAAAGTCTGTGATCCGGCCCGCTGGTATCGACTGTGGCGTTTGCGGCATGGTTTCAATCGGCGCCATTTGCCCTGGGTGTGGAGGGAATCTAAACCCGTTGGCGTACCAGGACGAGGTTACGATTGAGGTCCCGTACGTAGCCGGGAAGAAGGTATACCCCAAGGGAAGGGCAGAGTTGGCCCTGTACACGACATTTGAGGTGGGCCACTCCTTCGGAGCCTGCACGCTTGAGGAATTGGACTGGATATCGCTCGACACGATGGAGAATCCGTACAAGCTCAAAGCGATGTACGACGTCAAGGACATCACGTTAAATGGCGCCGAACTTGACCGTGGCTCTGTCACTGATGCCCAGTTAGCGAAAGAGGCCATCGAGGCCCCCAACGGAGTCGCCTACATCGACAAGAGCAACAACTGGCTTCATAGCCGGAAGTACATTCGTCCTGTCGTTTACGATGCATTGGCTCCGCAACTGCGGAAGCAGATGGAAGTACAGTTTCCGGAGGGTGCGCGAGTTGTTTGCGTTGGGAGTAAAGCGGTACTAGTTGACGACCGCAAAATCGACGACTATTGGACGATCTGCAAAACTGGGACTGGGCCGAAGATATCCGACCCGCCGCTGTGCAACAACATCATTCCGATCCAGGATGACATCAACGACATGGTGAACATGGGGAAGGAGACGATTCTCCGTGGTATCCCCAAGACCCTTGTGGACGGGACCCTGTTCGACCCGCAGGCGGTCAAAGAGAACGAGGCGATCATCGGTGAAATGATCCGGGTGAAGATGGGCGCCGGACAGTCTATCGGATCATTGGTCCAGCAGATGCCGGTGGCAAAGATGAGCGAGCAGATGAT